CAGATCCTAGGTCGCAATCAATACCAGTTGTCTTCGCCTTATATCTCAATGGTCAAGTACCACGATAAAGATCAAGACCTGCTATACCTACCAGAGCGTAAGAACCTAGTTCTATCTAGCACGCCTAACATACTAGGCAAGCCAATGGCATCTGTCATTATGCGTTCCTCCCTTGATGGAGAAGCACGCGGTCAGTTCGATGATGTACTCTCAGTACAACTTGCTCGTGCTCGCTTTGCAGTATTGCAGATCCAAGCCGCTGAGAAGTCTATCCAAGCACCTATTGCTATCCCACAGGATGTACAAGAACTTGCTCTTGGTCCTGATGCAATTATGCGTTCTGCTAATCCGCAAGGCATCCGTCGTGTACCACTAGAACTACCACCTGGAGTCTTTACTGAGTCCGGTGTATTAGAGCGTGAACTACGCCTTGGTGCTCGTTACCCAGAGTCTCGCTCAGGTAACATTGACGCATCTGTTGTTACAGGTCGTGGAGTGCAAGCTCTACAGGCAGGATTCGATACACAGATCAAGGCAGCACAAGCACAGTTTGCTCGTATGTTCCAAGAACTTGTCTCTATCTGTTTTGAAGTAGACGAGAAAGTATTTGGCGGAATCCCTAAGACAATCAAGGGAACCGACGATGGAACACCTTATGTACTCAAGTACATCCCATCACGTGATATCAAGGGTGAGTATGGCGTAGATGTCCGTTACGGCATTATGTCTGGTATGGATCCTAACCGTGCCATTATCGCTTTGCTACAAATGCGTTCAGACAAACTCGTCTCACGCGACTATGTACGTCGTGAGATCCCTATGGATCTTAACGTTACACAGGAGGAACAACGTGTTGATATTGAAGAAATGCGCGATTCTCTGCGCGTTGCTGTTGCTCAGTATGCTCAGGCGATACCAGCACTCGCGGCGCAAGGCCAAGACCCTTCACAGATTATCAACCGTATCGCTGCTGTTATCCAAGGTCGCCAAAAGGGACAGGCCCTAGAGAACATTATTGAAAAAGCATTTGCACCAGAACCAGCTCCAACCCCAGAGATGCCACCTATGGCACCAGGTATGGAGCAACAGATTCCAGCAGCAGGTGCGGCCCCCGCTACTGCCTCGCAGCAACCTCCACAAGAACAAGCTGGTTCGGCCCCTGCTGCTGGTCAACGTCCAGATATCGCACAACTACTCGCTGGTATCACCGGCGCAGCATAAGTGAGGGAGGTGTAAATATGAATCAAGGATCACGCGCAGCAGCGCCAATGTCAAAGCCAGTTGAAGGCAAGAAGGATACCTCTAAGCCAGCAGGCGGTAAGGTAATTCCATCAATGATGCCAGCAGGCCGCAGAGGAACATCAGTAAAAAAGGGTTAATAAATTTAACGGAAGGTGTATAGGGTGATGGACCATAATAAAATACGTCGCCCTATACGCCCTTCTGATTTTGTAGTAATACTTACAGAGACTGCGTATAACTTATCGCAAGTTGCAACAGGATTCTTTGAATCATTATACGAATTAAGCATTTACCATTCTAACCAAAAGACTGAAACCAATCAGGCTTGGGAACAGATGGCGCAAGACCTAGAGACTTTAGAGGAGGACCGATGACAACAGCACCAATGAATCCATTGGCTGGCCCAGCAGGTCCTGGCAAGTATTCCACACGTACTGACAACCTGCAGATGGGTTCTATTGCATACGGTGAAGGCGTAGAGACACAGGCTATTAAGTCCGGTGCTCCGTTAGGTGCAACATCAGATGTTAATCCACAACCTGTAACAGAATTATATGCTCCAACACAACGCCCTGATGAACCAATCACAGCAGGTATTGATATGGGCGAAGGCCCAGGATCTGATGCTTTGATGATGAATCAAATCAAACAAAACGATCAAGATATTGTTGCAAAATATTTACCGTCATTGAGTGCAATGGCATCAGCGCAAGATACACCAGAATCATTTAGAGCGTTTGTAAGTTTTCTCCAAGGATCATTATGAACCAGTTTGTTAAAGATGTTACAGCATTTGTTGATGCCCTTGGATACGATTATCCTGGTGTAGTTCTTTCTCTTGCTAACATTCCTTGGGAATCTGACCAAGATCGAAACGATTTTATTAAAAGCATTACACGAGAGGAATAATAATTGGCTAATTATTGGGACACCATTAAAAATGCCATTGCCTCTAAAATCGGTCAAGGTTTATCGGCAGTTGGAGAAAATGTAGCTGCTGGTTTTGCCGGTGCATTTGGTGGAAGAATTATTCCTGGTGCAGATACAACTCAGGTAGCAGCGGCTGCTGCGGCACCAATTAAAGCGGCTGGACAGAAAATTGGAAAAGCCGCAGTTGGAACTGTTCTTAAACCAGCAGAAACAATTAAAGCTGACGTAGCCTTTAACCTTGGTATGGCACAGGCTGAGAAGGCATATAAATTTTTATATCCAAAAGTTACTCAACCTTTAACAACTTCAATTCTTTCAGCAACACAGGCAAGCCGAGGTACTGTTCCAGATATTGCAGCAAACTGGGAACTTGCTAGACCGCTTACTGAAGAAGAAAAAGCGGCAGGAATGCCTGATAATGTAAGTCCAGGACAAGCAATTATTTCTCCTTGGGTTTCAGTTTTTAATAAGTATTTTAATATCGCAGATCCTATGGATCGCAAAGAAACTTTCAAAGATAACGTATTTGGCAAGACTACTTCAGGTGCGGTAGATGGACTTGTAAATTGGTATTTAGATCCACTGGTTATAGCAGGCAAGAGTATTGCGCTAGGACGTAAAAATTTATTTATTAAGCCTATTGAAACTGCAGAAGATATTGTACGCATACGTAAAGATTTAGATCAGCACGGTATCTTTATAGAAACCGGTGGACAAGCAGGACGTGAGACTCCTATTGGAATAGCAGTAGCTTCCCTTGTTGGCAAGAATGTGGCAGAAGTTTCTACTCATCCTCTTATTACTAAGAGTACAAATCCACGTTTAATGACGGCCCTTATGGGTGAGGCAAATACTTACGAAGATGCCGCTAATTTTATCGCAGCAGCAGCAGGCGATAGAGCATCACTTGCAAAAATTGCAGCAACTCGTGCATCTGTTGCCGATGAAATTGAACGTGCTCAAGATTTACTAGACCCTGTAGCTAAAAAATATATCAATATTGAATGGGGTGCTGGTGCTAATATTAAAAACCTAGAGCCTACTATTCAAGAATATGATCGTTTGACTAAAGTGCTTGATGATTTGAAATTGCGTGATACAAACCTTGCTCGTGCGATGGATGAACGCCTTGGTGACTATCGAGTTCTTAACAATTATACATCCGCTGCTGATGTTAATTTGTTTAACAAGAACATTGGCGTAGCCATTGAAAAGGCTCGTGCTAGAGCTTCCGAATTAAAGCAAGATTTCTCTTTCTATACAGAGACATTTCAAAAAACTCCATTTGCACGACCTGTTGCAGTTATTCAGGCAGCGTTTAATAAACTTCCTAATGGAATTGTTCGCATTGATGGTGGCCCTATGGCTGAATCTGCTAACGAAATTAAGTATGCTCTTAATTCAGTACCAGAATTACGTAATCCTGAATACCTTGCAGTAAAAACACAACTGTTCTCAGATTACGCACTTGCTAGAAACGCTACAGAACGTTTTGCTGCGGTAGAAAATATTGAACAAGAAGTAGCAAATATCATTGCTCTTGAAGTTGGAGTGTCCATCGAAGAAGCCACTATGTGGTATAAAGCATTTGGAACAGTTCGTCGTGGTGTTATGGACGGTATTAGCGCTAAAGGTTTCTGGGTTGGAGAGAATGGAGAATTAATTACATCTCCATTTTGGAAATCTGAAATGCCTAACGTAGTACCAATGATGGACTTCAAAGATTTTAGAGATTTTCTTGTACTGTATAAAAAACTTATTCCATCTGGTGAAAAGGTTGCAGATGCTGGTTTAAGAGTCCGAGAAATTGGCAAAAATATTGAAGATACGATGGACTTTGCTAACTCATTATTTAAGGCATCAGTTCTTACACGTATGGGTTATCCTATTCGTAACACTATTGATGGGCAACTACGTGCAGCTTTAGCCTTGGGTTCTATTGCTAAAACCGATCAAGTATTCAAAACATTTAAGCAAAACCTTGGAACTCGTGTTAAGCAAGCAGAGAATTTTGTTGATGAAACTATATCTTTGACTCGACCATCACAATTAAATACAGACATTGGTAAATTAATCCAACAACGCCAAGATGTAATTAACGTTCGTGAGTCAATTCTTAATGAGTTAACTCCGCAGTCTTACTATGCAAATGCTTCCGGTACCTTTGGTAAGCAAGTAACACCAGAAATGGTTGAACTTGCAATCACTTCTAAATCTAAACCGCTTCTAAAAGAATCAGATCGAAATGCTTACTTTGAATTAATGTCAAAACGTAAGGAACAAAAAGGTCTTCTTTTTGGAAAAGATAAAACTAGATTTGAATCTTTGCAAGGTAAGGCTTTTTCTAAATACGTAAGAGAAGAAGTGGTACCTACTCTACCTAAAGGCACCACACTTGTATATGCTGACTACCTTAGCGGTAAGGTTTTCTATCAGATTCCTGGTAAGCAAGGACGTTTGCCAAAGGGTTCTGTCCCTGAGATCGAAGCTCGTCGCGGCATCCCTTCAGGTATGCTTGCTGATGAAATTGAATCAGTTGGTGGGATTGAGTTACGCGGCAAAGGCCCAGTAGAATATCCAGATATCAGAGTTATTACTTCTTACGAAGCATCACGTGCTGAAAATTTTGAAGAAATAGCAAACCTTCTTGGTGAAGATAATATGATGCGTATTCGCACTTACCAAGATCTTGTAACTAAAATTGATAACGACATCCTCACAAAGGTTGAGCAATCTCAATCCTTAGCCAAGCGTCGTGCTGATCTTAAAATCATTAGAGCCGGTGAAGGTGAAGAAGTATTTATTTCACCTAATGGTAAAAAAATTGTAGCAGATGGTGCATTTGCTGGACCTAATGGTTCTCTTACTAGAGCTGAGGCTTCAAGCCAAGGTTCTCTTAACTGGATGACAGAAGGACAGGCTTATCTTAGCTTTGATGCTTCAAAGGGTTCAAGAACCCTTACATCTGGAATGAATTTAAGCGAAAGCAGAGTTGTTGTTAATCCTAGTGATCCGCAGTATTTCAATGAATTGGCTGTCTTTGCAAACCAAAGACTACGTAAAGATCAACTTGCTATGCAGATCCTTGAAGGATTGCCAGATGTTAAAATTATTGAATGGCTAAGAAGCGAAAAAGGTGCTTTCTATTTAAAGGAAATTAACGCAGATGTTAGCAAGATTGACATTCCTGCACACGTATTAGAGGCTCGCTCTCGTATCTTTAAATTACTACCAGATCAGCAAGTACGATCATTGATAGCACGTGAAGAATTATCACCTGAACAGTTTGATTTGATTATGCGTGGAACTCCCAACTTGATTCCTATTGCAGGACGTTCTATTATAGAGGACACACTTCGCTATGGTAAAGGTGCTCTTAGAACAACCGTTAATGATGCAATTTCTGGCATCTTTAAGATGATTGGCTCAACACCAGAAAACAATCTGGTAGCTTGGCCTTTCTATAATGGCCTATACAAAAAGAATCTTCAGCAAGAAATTAACCTTGCCGAAGGTATGGGTAAGAATATTCAAGACCCAGATCTAATTATTCAGATGCAACGCACCGCTCACGCTGCATCTCAAAAAGTACTTAAAGATGTTCTGTATCGCATATCTAATAATACCGGCCTGTCCAATACAATGCGTTTCTTGGTTCCCTTCTTTAACGCACAGTATAACGCAGTTAAGGTATATGGAAAGTTTTTCATCGAAGATCCTTCACGTATAGCACGAGCAAACCAGATCTGGAATCTTCCAAATAGAACTGCAACTGTTGTTGACCAAGAAGGCAAAGAAGTTCCTCCTGGTGCGCCTCCATCAGTAAACCAATATCTTTTGTTTACGATTCCAGAAGGAATCCAAGGACGCTTTGGTATTCCAAAGGGGTATCAGGTTTCTATTCCTAAAAATAGTCTTAACGTATTTTTAACTGGAGATAATCCGCTAGCACCTTCGTTTGGTATACCAGTTACAATTCCTGTATCTATGCTTGCAAATAGTAGTCCAGATAAAATGGAAAACTTTAGGACATTTCTGAATGATTTTTTTGGTGAACAAACATCAAATGTAATTATGAACAGCATAATTCCATTCGGTAGAGCGCCTGCTGATCCTTGGAAGTTAATATTACCAGCAGCAGGGCAAAAGTTTGCAGCAATTCAATCTGGACTTGATAATCCTGCTTATGGAAGATCAGTAGCAAGCGCTATGAAGACATTGGAATATGAGTGGGTACAAGATGGAAGTGTGGGGAAGAGACCAAATTTCCAAGATGCAATTAAACTTGCTAACCAACTATGGAAGATTCGTATTGCAGCTAATTTAACATTGCCTTTTACGTTTACATTCCGTTCTGAATGGCAACCTATTATGGATGATTATCGAACAGCACTGACTGATCCAAAGGTTGGCAAGACCAAGGTTAACGATTACATCTTTGCCAAATATGGTGACTTGGGCTACCTTATGACAGCGCCTACTAGCAAGAACAAAACAAACCTTAACCCTACTGTTGGCGCTGTAGTCAATGAAAAGAAATACCGACCACTTCTTGGTGAAATGGATAAACTAAATGTTCCAGGACTTGTAGGGTTTATCGCTAACTATGGCAACAACTCTGATAAGTATTCAGATGCTGCGGCTAATTATTTCCGCAATAAAAGCGTGCGACCAGGTGGAGAAATTAAATACACCGAAACTCGTGCAACTGAAGACGTTATTACAGACCGTGAAGAAAGCCTTGGCTGGAATTACTATGAGAAGTTTTCAAAGCAGCGAGATGCTTTACTTACAAGATACGGATTAAAGAGCATTAACTCACAAGCTGCACAGCAAATGGGTTTAACGGCTAAGTGGGAAGCATCCGTTGAGTCAATCAAGGCTTATCTTCCAGCCTGGGCGGAAGCCTATGATAACTCTGTTGGTGATTTCACTAAAACCAAGCGTTATGTGAAGGGTCTTCTTAAGACTCTTGGAGATGAATCTTGGATGAAGGAGTATGGAAATACTCCAACAATGTTGGCTGTTAAAGACTATGTTCTTAATAGGGATTATGTTGCCAACGAACTTGCTCAACGCAAGAAGTATCTAGGAACTTCAGGCTTGACTGATCCTGCAAACGCTGATCTCAAGGATAAGTGGGATGACTACATTATTAAACTCAAATTGTATGATACTGGGTTTTCTGATTTGTATACACGCTATCTTGAAAATGACAACTATGAAGTAATTGAGGTGAAAAAGTAATGGTTACACCAACACCAACCCCAACACCAACCCCAACACCAGCACCACGTCCTTCATTTGATATGGGGACTGGTGGTACGGATTCAGTACCCACAACTTACACGGTAGATGTTGGATTTGGTCTTGTTGATACAAAAGGAAACCCTCTTGCTTTGCCACCAATTCAAATTGGTTCTTACATAACAACCCTTGCTGGAAAAAACCCAAAGGCATATGCGCGAGTTAAGGCTGCAGTTGCTGCTTTAACTAATAGAAAGACTCTTGATCCAAGTTATGTTGGTGGATATGTAAGCAAACTTGCCCAAAACATTATGGGTTCTTCTGATCTTATAGCCAAAAGTGGAACAATCGAAGATTATTTCAACACAGCAATAAGGGCTAGTGGTGCTGGTGGTCAAGTTGCCTCACCTCCACAGGCTTACATATCTAGCCCTAGCCAGGCTAAAGGGGATATCAACAAGATATTTGGTGAGTTGCTTGGCCGTCAGGCAACTGAAAAAGAACTTAAAGCTCTTACATCTATTCTTAATGATGCTCAGAAAAAGAATCCAACTAAGTATGTTGATGGAGTAACATATGGTGGTCTGGATAAGGATCAATTCTTAATTGACCTTGTAACCTCTGGCAAATATGAAGCTAATCCTAAATCATATCCTATAATTTTAAGTAATATTGCAAAAGAATTAAATAAATATCAGTCTACTATTCAACAACAGGGTGCTATTAAGGTAGAAGATGCACTCAAAAGTGTGGCTGATGCAAATGGTATATCTTTATCTCAAAGTCAAATTGATGTTTACAAATCTCGCCTTAAAGCTGGAGAAGATATAAACCTTCTTGGGAATGATATTCGCAGAATTGCTTCTCTTGGACAACCAGATGCTATTAAAAAGTTAATGGAATCAGGAACAGATCTTGAAACTATTTATACTCCATATAAAAGTGCAATGGCAGCAAGCCTTGGTATTAATCCAAGAACAATTACGTTAGATGATCCAACTCTTCGTATGGCTATTGGTCCTGATAAAGAAATGTCTTTGTATGAATATAAGAAAGCTATACGTCAAGACAACCGTTGGAAATTCTCACAAGAAGCCAACGACGAAGTTACAAATATGGTTAATCAGGTTAAACGCGACTTTGGATTTATGGGGTAATGATGGCAATTCAACCAACAGGCAATCCTGCTTCTGGATATATGAATCCAAACGCACCAGGAAATCAACCGATAGTTCCTAAACCAACTCCAAAGCCAACAGTAAAGCCAAAACCAAAACCAACTCCTAAGCCAGTTGCGCCTAAACCGGTTGTACCAAAGCCAGGTACTCCCAAGGTATCGGATTCTGTTGCAGCGGTTGGACCACTTGGTGGCCTAGTAGAAGGCGTGGTTGCTGGTGTTAACTTTAACCCTGAATTGCCTTTACCTGAATATAATAAACCAATATGGACTTACAATAGAACAATTCAAACTGCAAATGGTCCAGTAGATGTTGATTTTTTTGGTTTTGCAAAAGATGGTTCTAAGCCGATTGCTGTTGATGAAGGCGGTAACGCCGTAAATGGAGGAATGCAAGATGCTTATCAACGTCTTTTTGATGAGTTTAATCTTCTTGGATTAGGTGCTTTGGTAGAAGACTCTAAAGATCTTCTAATGAAGGCTACATCTATTGCAGCGATTCCAGATGCTTTGCGTACCACAAAGGCATATATGACTCGATTCTCTGCCAATGATGCTCGTATTAAAGCTGGTTTAAGAGCACTTAGCCCTGCAGAATATTTAGCAAAAGAAGAAAAATACCAAGATGTAATGCGCCGATATGGATTGCCTGCTTCCTATTACAAGCCAGGTCTATATGGAAAACAAGAAGGATTTGATGCGTTGCTTTCTAACGATGTATCATCGCTTGAATTAGAAGATCGCATTTCTACGGCACAACAGCGTGTTATTAATGCTAACCCAGAAGTGGCCGCAGCGCTTAAGAAGTTCTATCCCGATATTACCGATGGTGATATTTTGGCTTACTCACTTGATCCTAAGAACGCTATCAAGGATATCCAGCGCAAGGTAACTGCTGCTGAAATTGGTGGCGCTGCTCTATCTCAGACAGACGCTATGGGTAAACCAATATTGACAACCAGCCTTGCAAGAGCAGAAGAACTACAGAGATACGGTGTTGATAAAGCAGCAGCTACCCAAGGTTATTCTGCAATCGGTGCAGGGCTACAGCGTGGATCAGAGTTGGCAGC